ATTTTATGATAATTATTTGATTTACCCTTTTATAAATAATACACTCATAACATATAAAAAATCCGCAGTGCGTTGCACTGCGGATTTTTGCGCCAAATTATTTGGAGTACAATTCTATCACCACTTAAAAACCTTATTATTATTGAGTTTATAGCGTTAAAACTTTTAAAAGGTTGAGTAACAGTTGAGCAACGTTCTAAACTTATAACAAGTTTTAACGATTTATATAATATATACTATTATATAAATTTGGTCAAACATCCTACTATCATCCTACTATCTTACATAAAAATTTATGGCAACGTGTTCCATTTTGGAACATGTTCACATGAGTCCACCTGCTCATGCTCAGGAGATAATTGGATCACCTCTCTATCGATGAATCACTACTCCAATTACTGCTCCCGCTCCCACCATCTGGGATAGGTTGCGCTGCATCCGTAGTCGTTTGATTGTTCGTTTGTCGTTCTCTATTTGCCCTTTCAATTCGGTCAAAGAGTTCGACATTTCGTTCAAGGTAACTTCTTGCTTCATGGATAGCATTTTGGCTTTCATTAATTCGGTTTCCAATGTCGATATTGTATTGTGTGCTTCGTTCAACTCTTCCCTTTGCTTCATGACTAAGCTCTGCGCTTCGGTCAATGGAAGACTGGATGTCTCGATTAAGCTCAAGGCTTTCTCGTTGTTGGCTTTCAATTCGTTCCACTGTGTTAAGGGAATCGTGATTGTTGGTTCCGCTTGGCTCGTGGAAGATGTACCAGAGGCAAAAGATGGAGAAGAGCACAATAGCACCGACAATATAATAAAGCTTAGGATAGCCAGTAACTGTAGACTTGATTTTTTCATACATATATACCCCCTATATATTACTGCCCCATTGCTGAGCGTAATATTTAGCTTTCATTCGTATTACATTGCCACCACTACCAGGTTCATCACCTTGGGTAACTACCCATAAGTCCCAACGTTCGCAAGTAGAATTAGGGCCGTAAGGTTCATGTGCATACCAGCCGTCCATGTTGTCGGCTGCTTCTGCGTGAGTCAGTACATTACTAATGCTAGCTGGCAATCCTAAATCAACACATAATACCGCCACTACTTGTGCTAGTGCTTCAATTTGTGCATCTGTTGGTGGATAATCACCTAAATCATTTACCCATTGAGCCCCATATGCGCAATCTAAGGATATGCCTACAGCCCTGCCATTACGCATCCATGTGTGGCTTTTATGGTCTGTTAGTTCGCCATCAATGTAAATGTTACCACTACCATCAATATTGATGTGGTAATCGTCAAATTGTTGATTATATCGTCCTGCAGTCCAGTGTAGGTATACTTTATCGATGTAACCTACAGCCCTACTGCAGTAGTCGTTTAAGTCGCTTAAACTAACGTTTATCATCCGCACTCCCCCTTTCCATTATAGGTGGTGGCACCTTTGGTTGTTCTTCTAGCTTATCAGGAATGCCATTCCCATCTTTATCTAGCCAAAGCCCCAAGAACCCTACAAGGGCCATTAAGACACTAGGTATGAATATATGGTCAATAATAGTAATGCCTACATTAATCAGCTTATTAGCTTCGTCTGACACGTACCCTGTGGCAAATGCCATTACATATTCGATGACTACTAACAATATAGGTACTAGCATGACGAGGACTAATGCCCTCGTCGCTAATACACCTGTAGGTTGGATATTGGCCACCCTTACAGATTGAAATACTTTCTTAGCGCTGTCCATGAGCCGAGGTGGTATGTTCATGTAATTCCTCCCTTAACTCATTAATTCGCTTTTCCATAGATTCTAGTCTAGTGGTTAACATCATAAAGGTAGCTGCAGACTCAGTACGTTCAGCACGTGACTGTTTCATTTCGTCTTTAAGCTCACCTAGTGTATCAAACAATGCATTCCACTTGCCTGTGAATTCTACGCTATCCTGCTTACGTTGTGATTCAATACGGTCTAATAGAGGTACTATCAGAAGCCGATATCCTGCACCTGCTACGATGCCTACGATAGTTAATGTTGTAAGCAAGTCGTTCAACTCAAACTGCCACGTCCAGATGAGATATGCACCCCCTTACTCTGTGCTAACTTACTCTGTGCTAACTAAATTTTCTCAATTCTATTTGTAGCGAATGAATATCTAGTTCTTCCCATATTTCCAATAGTTACTACGTTAGATTCATTAATTTGTAATTTAACGTCAGTTGTTTTGACATTGGTGCCGCTGTTAAGATATTCAGCAGTTCCATAAGATGATGGGGAACCCGGCCATATATTAGGTGTAACAGTTTGTTCTTTTTTGACTTTCAATATAACGTAGTCTTGATTATTGAATACACGGAGTATATCGCCGGAAGAGTTCCAATACCCCTTAGTGCTAATAATAGGCAATTTCGTCAAATCGAGTTCGATTGTTTTAATATTACGCAAGCCATTATTATTTATCATCTTTGAATATACATTATTAATTTCAAGTTCAAACACGCTAGTATCAAATTTTGTAACAGCGATTTTTGCACCATTTTCGTATTTTTGTAGCGTTGCTTTTGTTCCACCCTCGGAAATTTCTTTAGTTTCGACTAATGAACCCCAGTCGTATTCCCCATTTTCGACCACTAAATCAATAACATGAGTGCCTATGATATTATCGGTTAGGCCGTAGTAATTAACTGTGATAGTACCTTTCATAGTGCTATCAATCGGCACTCGCATATTATCAGATTGGAACTCTCGTTTTTCGCCATTATTGATAGCTATCTTATAATGAGGTTCACCTGTGAAATCAATGTATGTAGCCCCAGCTTTTGGCTGAACGAATTCAAGAGGTTTAGGCACGAAATTATTACAGCATTGAGATAGTTCAATAACTTTCATAATTACCGCATCAACACTAGTATTTTCGAGCCAAATTCCATTTTCTTTTAAAAATTGAGCTGATTTTTCTGCGCTGCCTGGTTCACCTGGGTCACCTTTCTTGCCTTTAATTGCGTTAAGTTGTTCTGGTGTAAAATCGCTAAATTTAAATGGGTCACCTTTATCGCCAGGGTCACCTTTAGGTCCGCGTAAACTTTCAAGCCATTCGCTCTCTGTACCTGTATAGCCGTGAGCTACTGCGATAGCATATGCGCTCTTACCGGCCCCTTCTACGATAGGTAGTACAATCTCTTTTCCCATCTTTTCAACAAGGGCCATTGCTGATTTTTCATCAAATTTCAAAGTTAATGTGTTATCTGCCATGTTTTCCCCTCCTTACTTATGCATTGAAATATCCGGCACGATCGTAATCGTACCTTGGCCAATCTTTAGCCAGTGGTCATCATTATAAAGGAATGCGTCATAGATGTAATCGCCGCCCTTTATTTTCTTCTCCGCTGACTCTTGGCCAGAAATAAAAAACCTTACCTGTTTTGACTCTACCACAGAATGTAACTCTAATATCATATTGTCATATGGGCGCTTGCGAATTTTACAAGCGCCTTTATATTGACCCAACGTCATATCGCTATCTGGCGGTACGACGTACGTGATATCAAAGTCTTGTCCAGCGTGGAGTGTTAAATCTTGTTCGACCATATAGCCTCCTTATTGTCTAGCAATAACTAATATGTATAACTCACCATAAGAGTAACATTCAACGTCGTTGAAGCCTTGATTGCTGCCGTCGCTACCAGATGTAGACATATCAAGGTATCTTGACTCTACAACTGCTTGACGTTTCCCTTTGATGCCGATGTTAACTTTCTTAGAGCGATTAGTTATGAAATATAAGTCACAAACACCAATCCATCTATGTTTTTGCTGATTAAATCTGTCGAGCGTAATACGTTCACCAACTCCTTTGAGTCCGTCGTCTGTAGGGTTTGGAATATAAGGCCTACCGGAATTACTTGCATTACAATAGTTTTCTGTTTGAATATACCCAACTGGGACGAAAGTGCATTGATTTTCATTAAACCCTTCTGGCAGTGGACACCAGTCACCATGACGTACCTTATAGATTTGTACGTCAATATTTCGGATTTTAAAGCCAGTTTGCATAATTGACTGAGCGTCAATGCGTGAGCCGGTAATATTGGCGCCTACAATGTTACCGTTAGCGTCAACTTTGAATGTGCCGTTTTGATTTTGGAGTATACCGCCGATAATCTTACCGCCTGTTACAGTCCCTAGATTACCACTGATCGCACTTAACTCTCCGACGTCCATCTTATCTGCAGATACGGCTTTAGCAGCAAGCATCTGTTTAGTAATGATGTTATTGTCGAATAGTGCATCACCAGTTACGTGTAGTAGCTTGCCACTAATTCGTGTCCCTGTAGAACTTAGATTAATACGGCTTACTATCTCATCGCCATTCAACGCTTTTAATTTTAAATCAATACCATTTTCTAATTGGCTAAATTGCGTAGCCATATTAGTGGTTAGGTTCTGTACCTGCGTAGAATATGCATTAGCAGTTTGAGTAAGCTCCTTAATCTTATCGTCCATAGCCTTAATGCCAAGAGCTTCCTTGTCGATTAAAGCCGGGTCAATACTAGCCGGTACTGAAGTACCAACGATATCGGAATAAGCACCCTCACCAAACACATCAACATAAGCAACTTTTACATCAAATACACCTGGGTCATGAGGTATCATATTTACGTTTGTAGTAACGAAATACTTCTCTGTACCGATGTAGATATTAGCGCCTATACAAGTATCAGGGATGCTATCAAAGACTACACTCACGCCTGTAATATTGCCTTTTACCTTGACGTTAGTCGGAGCACTAGGAACAGGTGCGTTATAGTCTAGTCTAAGAGCAGGACCATAACCCTTAACAGGATTGTGTGCGTAAACAAATACCGCGCCTCTACGAGCCGATAACTTAATATCAGAGCGAATATCTGTAGTCTTGGCTAGTAGGTTATTTGATTGGCCAACATTACTATCAAGTCGAACTTCGTAGTAATCAATGTAAGTATTCTCTACAGGGTCCCATGCAGCAACGATCGTCTTGCCGATTGTTACCTCACCATGAGCCGGTGCATTTGGTGTAGCTACACTTTCAGCAGATACAGTCGCCGTAATACGTGCTTCAGCCTTACCACTTTCATTACCGGACGTATCAACCGCAGATAGCTTGAATTGGTAATTACCAGTATTAGGAATGAAGTACGAGTAGGATGTACCGCCTATATGTTTAATGAGTACTACATCATTGCCATCGTATAGCGTGTATCCATGTAGGTCTGCCTCTGTATTAGGTTCCCACGATAAGTGAAGTACGCTACTATTGACTGCGTCTTGGGTTACCTTAAAGCCTTTAGGTGTAGCCGGCGGTATTTCCTTACCACTTACATACACTGCGCGCTCTACCCCTTCATACGCAGCGCCTACCTCATTTGTACATACAATCTTAACGTCGTAGTTGACGTCAGTTGCTACACTTGGAATAGTAACGCTAGTAGCACTACCATCTAACACCTTGAACTGTTGCCACTCTTGAGTAGTAACAGGCTTGTAATAAACGATGATATTCTTAGCAACTCTATTCCTTGGTAATTGCCATGTACCGTTGATATCACATAGTACAGTGCCGTCCTTTAAAGTCTTAGTGTCAGCTAAGAGCACTAGATTAATAACCTTAAGTACATCGGACTGTGTAGTATAGTCAATGATAGGAACGGAACCGTCATCGCCTGCGTATAGCTCAGGATAGTATTCAATACAGGATATCTTGCGAGTCATTTCAGAATTTGACTTACTGATAGACAATACTCTAAATGGCTTAGCTTCCTTAGTAGCCTCACCATAGGTGTATAGATCATCAGTTTGGACAACTACACTTTTAGCAAGAGTTAATGTATTACCGCTAGCGCTAGCCACGTCATAAGATTCTAATGCATCTGTAGTAGCGTTACGTACCATAAGTCGATATGTCTTACCTTGCTCGAATGTAACGTCTCTATCAAGCACTACCTTATTGCCAGTAGCAGATACTATACGGCCACCTTGTCCCCAGTCTGTCACATCATGCTGTAATAGGATTACATCCCCTATCGTACACGCTATGGCGTCTGTGAAAGCCTCGAATGTACAAGTTCGCACTTCGTACTTATTCGCTCTTAGGTAGTGTTTAGCGTAATTATAGGCTTGGTCTACGTTATCACATCCCATAAGTTCTACTTGCGCAGGACTAGCTAACGATGTAGTTACGTCATATTCTTCACTGAATACTGGAAGCACATCACGTTCATAGTCCTTAGCTTTATTGAGGAATGATACCTCGATAGCATTTGCCCTAGATGACGTAGCCTGAAATTCTTCCATAAAGGAATCTAGCTTAATATTACCTACTGTAAATAATTGGGTAGGTGTAGCAGCATAGTCGTAAATACAACTGAACCGAGTACCTAGAGGTATCACCTTGCCTCTACCAACATTTTCAGCGTACTTAAGCGCATCCCATACTTGGCTAGCACTATCATAGATGTAGTTAAATGTAATATGCTTCTCGTCGCACTTATCAGCCCACGCCTTAAATGCATCGTATACGAAACGTTCACGAGGAGCACCTTTAACTACATACTCATTGCCAATCTTTCGGCAATGATGTAGGATATCGTAGCAAGCCCACGCCGGGTTATTAGCCGGTTTAGACTCATACGCTCCAGTGTAGGTGTTAAATACCCATACTATTTTACGTTCCTGTAACCAGGTTACGTTTGGATCATTACCATTTAATTGGTCAGTCGCTAGTGCCTTAATACCAATAAGCACTTTACCAGGGTGAATGAAGTCGTCATAGACTATCTGGGTTAACTGAGACCAATATACTTTGTTCACATGGCGGTTAGAGTTGCCATCCTTATGAGCACATCGCATACGTACTTCATATTGACCAGGCTCTTTTACATCGAACCTGAACACCCTGTATATAGCCTTATTGGATTTATCCTTAATAGTACCGGAGTACTTGCTAGTATCAATCGGTGTTTGAGAATGACTAAATAGTCGATACCATTTACCGTCTTTCTTTTCAACCATACCATCTTGGCCACCATCATTACTCAATGGTAGTGGTATCCACTCTGCAGAACCAACTTTACGATAGCCACCTTCAATAGTGACTGAGGTTTCACTAAGTCCGCCCTGGTCGTTTGAATAGTACAAACCATTAGGAAGGGATATAGTAACCTCTAGCGCAGTAGATAAATTACCTTGCGTTTGATGGATAGACCAATCATTCGTAAGCTCATAAGTCAATGGTTGGTCAGCGTAGTTATCGTTGAAGTTAGGGATAACTGTTTGGTCATTTGTACCGAGTCTAATATCAACCTGTACATCCTTATAGTTACCTACAGGGTTACCATTTAATTTGATATTAGAGATAGAATCGATAGGGCCTTCACCGGCGCAGTATAACAAGTTAAGATACTGCTTACTACCATCGCTTATCACGTGACGAGATATTAGCATGCCTGCACTTTTACACTTACCATAAGTGATAGCTAATGGATGACCTTGGCCAACTATAGTCTGGGAGCCTTGCCACCCGTACGTAGCTGACTGTTCAGTATTTGAGCTATCAGTCTTGGGCGCCGTCAATTTAGATATGATCGTGTTGCCAATCATACCGATAGCCATTGCTGCGAGCGTACGACCTAATACACTAGTGATACCGAATATAGCACCTGAGGCAATACCGGCAGTCGCAATAGATAAACCAATCGATAACAAGATACCTAATACTTGTTTTTCTACCTTTGGTAATACCACTACATAAGCTTCATCGGTAGGTGATGCGACACTATCTACTAACTCGCCATTAATGGAGTACACCCATTCACCTGGCTCAGTAAAATATTGGTTAAGTTTCTTACCTTCAACAAAAGGCACAAGAGTCTCTTGTCTAGTGGTAAGGTCGAATGGGTTTCGAGCAATTACTAATCTAATCATTTTGAGCCTCCTTGTGCCTGTACACTCCTAATATACGTTTTCTTAATCTGTCCATTGGTACGATACATACCCCCGCATATTCGGTAGAATGTATCATCTTACCTTCACCTACATATACTGCGATATGATCAGCGTTATTACTGTAGAGGTTCATGACAATTATGTCCCCTACTGCCGGTTCCTTGACTTCGTGCCAAGGTGAGTTCATATCTGGCCAATACGTTGCGTATGGTCCAAGATGAATACCAGCTCTCTTGTACACCTCTACCACAAGCTCCCAACAAGGCAACTCCTTCCACGGAGTACCTATTAGGTTATTTAGAGTTAGATACATATAGCCCCCCTTGTGGTATCGTTGGCTCACCGCCAAATCTAACGCTGTTATTTAACTCACGACAGCGTTTTAGAGTTTTATTGCACGATTGTGCGTACCCTTTGTATCCGCACTCTACGGACTTAAATTTGAAAGGACAGTAGTCTTTCATCACTCGAACAGGTGGGAACCTACGAGAGAATGAGAAGTCTGTGCCTAATGTGAACACTACCCAGTCTGCTTTAGATTGAGATGCATTAATGATGAACGTTTCTTCTAGTTCAATAATGTCCGGTAAGTTAGTATTAAAGATTCGAATATTGACCTCACAATCTGTGAGGCCCTTATTCTTTTCTACTAACCGTTGGATAGTACCGGTTACATTCGCTACAGAGAGTTTAACGTTAGGCATCTGCTTAGTGTCCTCGTTAATATCCTCTAGCTTAAATGGGAAGGCTGTGTACTTCCTCCCGGCTAAGGTTAAGTCCTCCGTGTTATTCACGAGGAGGATATTCCCATCCGGATGATGAAGCTCAATAGCCATTACCCATGCTCCAGTGGAGGATATCTTATTTTTCTCGATGATAGATGCAGTTGATAGCGTTAACATCTAAGCCTCCTGTAATTGAATAGAACCATTCCATATACCGTAATCACTAGCGGAGAAGTGGAGTTGGTCAGCGAACCTAACTCTAATCTTTGCCAGTGATTCAGGGTGTGTCCAAAGGAATATCTCAGCGGTATTGACCTGGTCAAAGAAATCCCTTAACTTGATATATTCCGAAGTCGGAATCTTGTAATTTACTGAATATGATCGTAACGCTTTCGTAGTTTTGCGATGGGTTAGCATCGTCATATTTTCGACCTGAGCCTTACGACTCACATCAGGTGTTGTTTCATCGATAGGGTATATAGGATACCTTATCGTCGGAAATTCTAACATACGCTATACTGCGGCCGCTTTAACAGCGTCACGCATACCTCCTTTGTTTGTCACAAGACTAGATACTACTACATCAACTATCATTTGTTCGCCATCAAACTTAGTTTCTTGTTGTTGGCTATCTAGCTGTTGGCCAGATTGATTGATGATGTTAACCGTTACTTTATTAGCTCCTTCACCGCCAATCATCTTACGAGTTTGGCTAGCATTGTAAATGCGATGAGAGGAGTTGAACTGTAAGAGCTCTGGACCATTCTCACCAACTAATGTCATACCTGCAGGAGCTATACCGCCACTTGCAAACTTACCAAAACTGTTGCCAGTAAATGCGGAGCTAAAAGAACCGCCACTAGCAAATGAAGATACACCGCCACGGCTAGCACCTAAAGCGCCAAGACCGTTTACTACACCACCAAATAGGCTTTGTAGCTTAGGTTGTACGTACTGTTGAAAAGACAGATTAACGAGCATTTTAAGGATGCTGTTTGTAATATCCTTAAAGATATTCTTTAACCCCTTACCAAAGGACTCAGCGCCAGTAGCTATACCTTCTAAGTGACTAGTGAAGGAAGAGTTAATACTGCTCATCGTACTATCAAAAGTAGACTTCGCTAGGTCACCATAGTTAGTCACTTGTTGGTTGTACTGTCTAGCACCTTCTGCTAGGCTAGTACGCAAGTTACGTCCTGCGGCTTCCCATAGCTTTTGTTGAGCTTCAACTAGGTTCTTCTCAATCTGTAAGCGTTGTGTAGCGCTTAATTGAGCTTCATTAAGCTCAGACTGTGCATAAGAGATATAAGACTTAAGGGACTCATCAAGTACCTTATCTGCATCTTCTTGAGATATCCGACCAAGTTTTACTAAATTAGATTGATGTTCAGAGTCCTCGTTGAGTTGCGTATAGGCTAACTCTCTGATTTTCTGTTCTGTATCTGCAGTAATCTTTAGCTTCTCGGCATTAGCTCTCTTTTCAGCTAATGTCTTATCGCCTACTGCCTTTGTGTACTCACGAACGTTATCATCGATTTGAGCCTTTTGTGCTTCGTCTTCCGTCTTGAGTAATTGCAAACGATCGCCTGTGCGTTCAAGGTCAAGCTTCGAGATTTCCTCGTTCATTTTACGTACACGGATTTTTTGATTACGGTCAGCTTCTTCGAGTTTCTTTTGATATACTTCTTCGTTCTTAGCCTTAGCTTCCGCTACTAGGTTGGAGCTTGCCAACGCCTTAGCATTTGCGTTTTTAAGAGCATCTGCAGAACCGGACACACCTACTAATTTAGACGTGTCAACGTATCCTGTAATCGCTCCGAAATCGCCTGTAATAGACTGTTTAGCAACTACCCCTGTACTAGAGTTAGCCCCTGTGTATCCGCCATTACCGTCAGCAATAACAATATGGTTATCACCAAGTACAACAACGCCATCACCGGCTTTAGGAACATATCCGTCACCGTCTGGGTGCCATGCTCCAGCTTCTGCCGCTGCATCCATAATAGATGGAACATACCGAGGTACATCCTTGCCGAATGTTTCCTTTACGCTATCTGCAAATAACTTACCGCAATCTGTAGCCCAGGTGCCGTCTGCACCCAATACGTAGGCTTTACCTAGTTGAGCGTTAGCGGCATCTAATACGCCAGAAGCACTACCGGAACCGCCACCAACATTACCTAAGCCGGCTGCAGAACGAATAATCTCACGAATATTTTTATTATTCGTTTCGTATTGGTTCTTAGCGTTGAGCTTATCGATTTCATATTGGCTACCGTCAATCTCTAAAGATTGAAGTGTAAGACTACGAATAAGTTCATTAAGGCGTTCTACAGAGCTCGCTAGTTTCTCGGCTGCTTGCTCTGCTTTCTTGGCCGCTGCCTCTTGGGCTTTGGCTGCCTTACCGGCTTCTTCATTAGCCTTATTGATGGCTTCATTGTTAGTAAGACCATTCTTAGCGTTCTCGATTTCTTGCTCCATCTTAGCTTGCTCTTCTTCGGCTTTTTTCTTCGCAGCATCTGCCGCTTCCTTAGCCTTAATAGCAGCTTCAATTTGAGCGCCTTCTTCTTTCGTTGCTAAACGATCGTTCTTGATTAGCCCAAAGAATGAACTATCCTCTACCCAGTACCGCCCATCATGGTTAGCCATGTAAGCGGAGTTCGTTCCAGGTGCGTTTAAGTTCTTATGAGCTCTAAGACCATTAACATCAACACCTAGGTCAGTACCTGCTGTCTTAGATGCATATACCGCACCATATATGCTCTTAGCTGCAAGTCCCGCTACAGTTGCTAATGTAAGCCAAGGACCTGCGGCTGCTATTGTAGCCAATCTCATGAACTTCAATGCGCTCGTGATAGATTGGATGGCAGTGATAGCTATACTTGCTTCTAGGCCAAATTTAAGAAGTCCTGAGATAGCTTCCTTCTGCTCGGTTGCTAACTCACTATATGTCTTAGTAAGATTAATCGCACCTTGTGCATATTCCATAACGACAGGTAGTAATTCTTGGCCAATCATAATGGCCAGTCTCTTCCCTGTCTGTTCCATGTCTTTTAACTGACGATTAAAGGATGCAGACTTTTGAGCTGCTTCATCATTGATGATGAGCCCCATTGCTCTAGCACGGTCTTCGACTTGCTTCATTGCCTCAGCGGACAAATTCAGCATGCCGTGAAGTTGATAACCTGTTTTACCAAACAGTTCCATTTCAACCCGTGTCTTTTCGGCACCGTCCTTCATGTTCCTTAATCGGTCTTGGATAATAGAGAATACTTCAAGTGTGTTCTTACCTTGAATCTGATCAATGCTAATACCCAAACGACTAAACATATCAGTCGCTAGCTTGCCTTCAGCTGATGCAACTTGCATCTTGTCCTGAGCGGTAGAGACTGCTTTCGCAAACTTAGCAAACGCTACTGTACTTACATCAGTAGCAACGCCCATATAGTTAGCCACAGATATAAATGTACTTGCTTGTTCAGCAGTTGCCCCTGTTAAGGATTGCATCTTCTTAACCGACAAGTTCCAAGATAGCGCCTCTTTTGCAAGTTTAGTACCTAACCCTGCAATGCCAGCACCAGCACCTATGGCAAATAATTCATTCTTTAACTTTGAAAGCTCTGCAACTGTTCCCTTAGAGGTAGCGGCGATTTTCTCTAAACCGGCTTGCGCATTCTTGTCGGTCAGTTGCACTATGATATCTACTACATTATTCGACATCCTTATTCATCGCCTCCATTTCTAATCCCTCCAATATCCACATAAGACTAAATAACATCGGATTTAGGTTAATGTTATTTATCTCGGCCACTGTACGTATAGCAGGATAATCAAACCCGGCTAGTCCGCCCGAGTGGTAATTCCTTTGACTGCGTGATAGGTTATACAGTTTCATAGCCAGTTTTGAACCGAATAATAGGCGTGGTGGGTTAAAGTCACACTCGGAGCAGTCGAAGGACTGCTTTGTAGCGGTCTGTAATTCCTTACATCCCTTGCAGTACTTCGGCTTATCCGAGGACATCCACCTCCACGCCTCTTCTAGTTTTTTTCTGTTGCTTCTTGTAATTGGTAAGTTAATGTAATGACTTCACCGGCGAAGTTCATTGCGTCCTTATCACTTACTGTATTGAGTTCTTCATCTGTGAGCTTATATACATCAGTTAAGATGAAACGCATAATATCACGACTACGAACGATAGATGCTACTTGATCATCAACATCTACTGGACAATACACGAAGTCTAAACCAGCTTTGATTAAGTTATCACGTTCAGTCCATGTAAGGGCTCTTGGTTTTAATTCTTTACCTTGAAGATTCATAGTTACCTCCTAATGAGTTAGATTAGTAAGATACTTGGCTGTTAACCAATTCAAATACTACTGCAGATTGACCGGCATCATCACCATAATATGCTTTGAATGGGAGTTCAATATTTACGCCTTTAGGACCATCGATACCAGGAGAGTTACGTTCGTAAATCAATTCAGGCAATTTGATAGTCAAGGAGTTAGTACCTTTAGTAAGCGTTAATTCAAGACTGGACTCAGTGCCGTTTACAGCTTTATTTAATAGGTCCATGTTTTGGAAGAACGCTTTAATATTACCGGATACACCAGCAATACCAGTATCAATGTAAGTACGGAATCCTTTACCACCGATAGCATAAGAGTCACCGTCCAAACCGAAGTCAATGTCAAGACTCATGGACAATACATTCGCTACCGTAACGCCACCTTCTTTTATGGTGGCTTCGAGGTTTTCGAATGGAGTAAATGTAATAGACTTAGGTGCAGTATCAAAGGGTACTGCTGCCATAGTTTCTTTACATCCCATCACATCAATAGATGCAGTCAATTCAGCATCACCGCCGAAGTTCAAGGACATTTTATTCATTCGTACACCACTGAATTGTTGGTAAGTACTGATATCCTTATAACCTTGTTCAAAGGTAGCAGATGGCATATCTGGACCAATTTTAAATACGTGTTTTTTCCCAGTACCTTGTGCTGTTGTAGTTGGAGCACCAAATGCGAGTTTTAGCCAATAGCCAATACCAATTACATCAACTGGTGGCACGATGCTACCAGATGTATCGATATTACCTCGGCTAGGTGCTGCTGGATTACGATTTCCTCGAATAACAGAGGAGTCATTCAAGTTTTGGCTAGCCTTCAAAGAAGAACTGATGATAGGCATTACCACGCCACCAGTAGATGGTGTAACACCAAAGTCAGTTTCAAAGGCCATTGTAAGAGAAGATTGTGCACCTTGTGCACGTTTAGCTACTGCCATGTTTATCCTCCTAATATTCAACATTACCGCCAATTACATGCGGTATTTCTATAGTGAGTGTGGCTTTACCGGGATACACCGGACGCCACGAGATATTGTCTGTTTCATAGTCAATGTTAATGACAGGATAGTTAGGGTTAACTGCCATGATACATTCGATGAGTAATTGGCCAAGTTCATCGCATTCGAACGCTCCAGTGTATTTCACTACACGCCCTTCACGTTCTGCCTCAGCTCTCACTATTCCCCAAACAAGTTGTAGAGTGTAAGAGTAAGAACTTGCCAAGCCCTCAGACTTGTTATCCATCATGATGATCACACATGGACAATCCTCTTCAAGAGGTGCGCCGGCGTCATCATATCCGATGTAAATACCAAGGTCCTTTCCGAAGTGCTCCATGCAGTAGTCGGTAATCTTATGATTATCCTTAACCGCTTCCGCCCATCTGTTAGCAATGACCGCTAGTGGAATAGTTTGCATTGCTACCTCACTTTATATGCTCGTCTACTAGATGCGAATTGAGTGCTTTTGCCTAGTGCATATTCACCGATTTTAGACTCTAGGTAAGGTACCAACTTAGGCTGTAAGGCTATCCTCATAGGCCCAAACGTCTTACGAGGTTTAATCCTAAATTCAGACTTCCCTTTAGCAAGTTGAAAGCCACCGGCAAATAATGTTTTACGCATTGGCTCTGTGATTTGTTTCGTATAACCACGCTCAATCTGTTCACCTAATCGTTTAGCAGACGATGATAACCACCCTACTTTTACGGATTGCGACTTGGCGTCATATTGGTAACCAACAGCTCGATACATCTTACCGAGAGGTGTATATCCAACTGTAGTCTCCTTTACGCCACCGGCTATAAGTTGAGCTCTGGACCTTAGCCCCCAGCCTTCTTTATCCGCCTTACCGCCTTCCTTATAGGCACGCCTTACTTTAGCGCCAAATGCTGCCTCAAATTGAGCCCTCATTGTAGGTGGCATGAAGTTAGCATATTTATGACCACCAGGTGAACCGGATTTAATTCCGGCCTTGATTTCCTTCTGCATCATCCAACCGACTGACTTCATAGCTTTCCTAGTCCAATCTGGTTTAGTCTTAGCTATAAATTCAAGATACGGTGTGGCAGTGTCAACAATGGTAAGTGGTGAATTACTCATGGTCTTACCGTCCTAACATTAGCCACAATTTCAAGACAATGCATTTTAGCGTCGCTATCGGAGATATGATCCACATACCACTTCTTACCGTTAATATAGATTACATCTTTAGTCTTAGGTAGTGGTACGTCTTTAGTTCTAACCCATATCTTAGCCTTATCAGCAAGTCCAGTTACGAACCCAGAACCTTTACCATCATACTCACCGATTTCTACACTAGCCTTAATCTGCTTACCTTCATATGTTATTTTTTCGCCAAATACATCGAGTAAGGCGCTTTCATCATAGGTCAGCATAAGTTATACCTCATAGGGTTAATGCGGACCGTGTGGCCCGCATTTCCGTTAAAATACAATAATTAGTTTTTCAACATTACCGTTACAGTATCTTGAGTAGCAGTTTTAGGTTCTACTGCAATACCCAATGGTTTACCACCAGTTTTAGCAGCTTTACCAGCGACGAAGGTTACTGCATCACCTACAGCGTAAGTATCAGCTTTAGTAGCGTCTACTTTGAATACGCCAGTAACTTTCAATGCACCCATTTCGCCAGTTTTGATATCAGTCACAGCTACACCATGAAGTGCACCTGCTTCTACGATATCGCCGGCTTTAATATCTGCTGTTGCCACATAATTGATGCGGTCTGTTTCATATACGAATTTTGCCATATGTGTTATATCCCCCTATTATTTACCTGCGTTTTTATATAAACCACGGAAGTCGATTGCATCAACACCAACATCAAACGCCACTTTGTATTCAATACCATCTACCTCGAAGCCTTGACGAGTTTCAAGACGTGGAGTTTCAACGCCGTTCAAGTAAGTAACATCAATAGTGTCGTGTTGGGATGCGTCAGCTACTAAGTACCATGCATCTGGATCAGTTAATTCTGCATCAGATACTACTACCAAACGACCTTTGTAAGGGTTAACTACACCGGAGTTTACGCCGTCTACTGCTGCAGTAGAGTTAACGATTTGATATGCAGCCAATTCAAGTTCTGGCGGAACTACCAAGTATTTAGGTGTAATATTAAGAGTTGCTTCACCTGTGATACCTTTTTGACGACGCATAGCAGCAATTGCTTTTGCGATTGCTTTAACAGATAGCGCTTCACCAGTTGTTGCAACGTTACCATGTTTAGCATCAAATAATGCTACGTTATCTTGCATTTTAACGTTACCAGTTAATTGCGCATATACCATTTTGTTTACTAAGCGTTTTGCAGCAGAACCGTATTTAGTAGCAATTTTAGAGAACAAGCCCAAATCGTCATTAATGATCGCTTGACGAGTGAGGCTGAACAATTTACCATAAGTCGCTACTTTAGTACGAGCAGATGCATCACCTAAGGAGTCTTGTTTGAATTGGCCACCTTCAGGAACTAATTCAAGGTTGCCTGCTTCAGACAATGCATAACGTGCAGCTTCTTTGAAGTCACGGTTAGAGCCTTTACCTGCCCAGATTTGGTAAGTAGTTTCAGCTTCATTGAAGCCTACCATTACAGATTTGTTAGCCAAGTTAGACATGATTGCAGGGAATGTAGATGTAGAGTTAATAGCTGCACGAGCTAATTCCATGTTATCGCCAAAGTTTACTGTAGAACCAGATTCACGGCGTAAGGATTCGCGAGCCATTTCAATCATGGAATAACCGCGTAATTCTTGTGCACCTGGTGCTGCATCTGCTACAGGGATACCTGCTGCCATCAATACAGCGTCTTGTGCAGCGGCACGGAATTTATCGCTTTCAGCTTCGCCCATTGTTACGGATACACCTTTGTTACGAGCACGAAGTTGGTCCATTACCATTTCACGAGCTTCTTCAACAGATTTACCCAATACGATTGCTTCGTCAGCACCTTCTACATCGAAGTCACGGAACATTGCTGTAATTTCGGAAGTACGTTTACGTTCTTGTTCCATAGCTTTTTGAAGGTCTGCTTGAGTAAGACCAGTTTCAACTGGTGCAGATTTTACTTCTTGAACTTCTAAATTTTTCTCTTGATCCATACGTGTGTTATCCTCCTGTGTGTCAATACTTGTATGAATTTCTTCAGCACTACGTCCTACGCCCACTGTTGGGTCAGCAGGAACAGATACAATGCTGATTTCTAAAGGTTCCCAATCCGTTACTACATAAGCCGGACCACTAAATCGACCGTTAGTAGATTTAGTATCTTCATCTTCTAATACTTCATATCGGTTGATTGCATAGCCTACGCTTACACCTTGTAGCGTACCGGACTGTACCTTTTGGAATATTGTTTCGGATTGTTCATCTGTGTCAAAGCGTACTAACGCTTTACCGCGGTTATCTTCTAGCCATACCTTCTCGATATGACCTACAACCGCATCACGATCATGGTTAAACAATACCGTACCCAAGCCATTATTAAAGCGCTCAAGGTTGATGCACTCTTCATCATGGCAAAGGATTTCATCGCCGAACCAACGGCCATATGGCGTTTCGGAAGAGAATGATAATTCTACTGTCCGACTATCGGTATCGACGTGGTCAATAGTAGTTTCTCGACAGTAGTTGCCAAGAACACTACGCTTTTGATGTTCACTCATTACTAGCCATCAGCTCCTTCCTGTGTAGTGTCATCATCGCCCATCGTTAGCGGTTGCAACTCACTGGAATAATCAAGTAACACCCCAAGCTCACGAGCCCTATCCTGTTCGAGCTTCCGTTGTTCAAGAACTTCCTCCCAATCACGACCGGATGCTGCGCACACATCCTCTAAGGTTGTAAGACCAGACTTGATAGCTTCCTTATTGGCGTTAACCTCTTTTACTGGGTCAATCCAAGACCACCCTGGAGCAAGCCAAGATACCTCTTGGTATTTGTCTTTGTTCGATAGGTAATCTGGAGGTAGCTCACCAGATAAATAGAGGGCATCAATAAAGGCTCTCCAAATTGGCATACAGAAGTGTGCGATAACAAACTCTTGTAATTGACGGAACGTCTTTTGGTCCTCTAACAGGTTCTGACGTGCGGCCGAGAAGTTACCGGATATATTACGCGCTACGATGTCAGCGCTCATACCAAGACCGGACGAGATACGTCTAGTCTGAGTTGCCGAGTATTCGCTTGCAGTACCAGCATTACGCTTAGGGTCTGCAAACTCGATAGACTCACCAGGGCTTAGGTGTCTAACCATACCTGGTGCCATTGTCATGCTAGGTCTACCTTTGCTATCACGTGGAAGCATTGCAGTTTGTCTAGCAGAATTCTGAGAAGTGATAAATGCACTGAAGCACGCTGATACACGTGCTGCGATTAAGTCTGCATCCATATACTCATCGATATCATGGATCCGACGCAAGACTAACGCTAAGTGACTCATACCCCGAATTTGTGTTGGACGATTTGGTTTGAAGAATAAGAACGCTTGGTCTGTAGTTAACCGCATAGCCTCAAAAGTTCTCACACCCATAGGGTCTGCTTGGCTAACATGGTATGCTACAGGCTTTCCATATTCGTTTACCTCAACACCGCTAATAATGTTATTATTGCCATATTTGACGTCTATGGCCCCTATGTTCTCCGCCTCGATTAATTGGATAGCAAGTGGGAGATAATCGCCCTGTGCGGTCTTATTTACTAAAATTTCACCATCGTACAACATTCTACGTAGTGCCATTGTTTGCAACTCGTAGAAGTTAGATAACCCACGTACGTCGGCATTACTTGCTTCCGTCCATTTCGCCCAGGCACGCTCAATCTTATTGTTGAGTTGGTTATTGAGCTTACCGCTCTTATGTCGCACCTTAGCTTGTGGCTTGATGCCTGGCCCAATTACGTTACGTAAGATGGCAATAACCGCTGACTCAGCTAAGTCACTGTTCATCTCAGCAGACCTTGCACGGCCACGAATAATATCACGTGAACCTGTTGCTAGTTGCTCAGCCGTACCAAATGCAGGTTGCCAATCACTATTCAGTCTGTCCATTGATGCGGCGTCATATTGACGGAGTGCTTCGCGTGCTGCCATTCGTTCTAGCGCACGCTCAGGGTTAACCCATCCGATTACTTTATCTAAGATATTCATCGTCCACCCCATGTCACGAATGCATCAGCATGATATCCATTGGACTCTTCATGTACTCGTTGCATCAGTGTTTGTTCACGTGCATAGAGTACTGGCAAGTCAATCGTCTTGAACCGCTTACCACCAATCTGTAACTCTGAATATCCTTTAGTTTCGATATCCTCAATCACTTGGCGGACACGTTCAAGTTGTTCATTTACATCGCTCATGGTTCACCTCCCTTATCTAAACCAATGGCCTGTGCTACCGATTCCGCTTCCATAATCCTCATAGGATGTTGTATCGTCAGCTTCTTCGTAAGGCTCAGGCTCTACTAAATATTTAACTCCGGCAATATCAGCTACTGCCGCGTTATAAGTACATGTATCTAGCAAGTGATTCGTAGGGTGTCCAGTAAGTGGTTTCCATTTAACGGTAATCTCACCAGTTTTCACATTCCGAATTTCTTGCTTTTCTTCTGCCCTTAAGTGGTCCATATATTCTTGAGGGCAGTCCTTGAATAAATGAATCGTACCGATTTCATCTGTAGGCCTTACCATTCGAGCGAAGATAAAGTCTTTCCAATAATCGGTATTTAGTACATATAGTTTCAAGCCACCGATAACACCCTTTTCGACACTTGACATTGAATACGGTGCGGTCATGGTTGTACTATTGGATGAACCTTTAAGAGGTATACAGATTTCAGGGAATCTTGCACAGAATTGGTAAACCTCATCTGTCCTAAACCCCGAGTCAATACCGGCTTTCATCACCTGGCGTGGTTCTCCAAATTCACTTGGATACTCACGATTGACGATAATATCTTCTAGGTCATCCCATGTACTGGCTTGACCATAGTCGATTAAGTATGACTTAACGCCTGGCGCATATGCTCTCACTTCCCACCAGAAGTAATCGAGCTGCACGTCAACGCTAGCAATAAGGAGTGTAGCCTTATCCGGCACAATACCTCGCTCATACGTTGACTCTGTGAACTGGATATCTTGCGTGCTCTTAGTCTTAGCAGACCGCCAAGGTTCAGCTAGCCAAGAGTTGATAAAGTTCATTAATTGGTCTGCGTAATCCTTAGAGGATAGGAATTCGTAAGCTACCTTACCAAAGGCTACCCAAGGACTATATATAGAGGATAGGTGGTATCCAACAGATCGTACTCTACAGTTTGGTACGTTCTCCGTTCGCCATTCACCTCTTCGCAGCATTTCCATTTTGTACTTATCTTGAATTGGTTCCTTGCAGTGCTCACATTCGTAATACGCTGTATCACGTACTAGGTCTTTGTTGCCGTTCGCACTTTCAGGCCATTTAATTTGTTTAAACTTGAGGGTCTGATATTCTCCGCAGTGTGGACAAGGTACGTAGTACTCTTTCTGCGCATGAGCTGATTTAAAGGCCCTCCATATATTCCCGTTTTCTACCGTAGGTGTTGATACCATCACGTGTTTGGCATCAACGAACGTTTTAGTACGTTCAGTAGCCAACTTGATAGGATTGGCTTCCTTACCGGAGAACGCAGGGTATTTATCTATTTCATCAAAGAACACATATTTGATTGCCCTAGATGCTAGGCTCGATGGTGAGTTAGCACCAGACAATACCATGTAGTTGCCATTCGTGAAGTTTAGCTCCTTCTTCTGACTGGCGTTGGCATCATACATTTTCTCCAGTGGTTCAGAGTTCTTAATCATTGGTTGCACACGCTTTTCACTATTGAACTCTGCCAGGGCATCTGTTGGATATACCATCATGACAGGTGCTTGTGATTGATGCAGTGCATAACCAATCATGTTTAGTTCTGCTTCCGTCTTACCTATCTGTGCACCGAAGCACAGTACGATTTGTTCAATCAAATCATTATTGAGCATATCCATAGGTTCACGTAAGTATGGAGTACGGAGAGTGCGCCACGGCCCTGGCTCAGCACCGGTACTTGGCAGCACACGGAACTTATCCGCCCACTCAGATACGGTATACCGTTCCGGTGGTTTAAAGGCCTCTAGTTCGGGAGCTGTCCACGTAAACGAAAATTCATCGACGTTGTTTTTCAATGTCATAACAGATTCAGCTTTTGAATTCGTTTTATTTTTTCTTTTTGTGGTCGATTTCCGTTTTGGTGTACTTCCCTTCCCTCGAATAGCTTTCGAGGTACGTGTTGACACACTCATTCACCGTCCTCTCTACAATCACCCTTGTATCTGCATCTGGGAATTCTTTGCTAACCGCTTTGGCTAGCAGACCAAGGGATGACTTCAATTCTAAAACGCGTCCAGTCCATTCACGTTGTACATCGGCCACATCTATGTACTGACCATCTAGTACTTCGCTTAGTCGCTTTTCACGTTTCGCCCTGGCTTCCTTATAGTCCGCCTCGGCTTCTAATTTTCGTTGCGCTGCCGATTTAGTTCCGTCCTTATCCTTTGACATTCCTAGCCAAACAAGGACTTCCCGAATGTTCCACCAACCGGTGGCCACCTTCGGCATACCTGCACGATTATGTCTACTGATCATTTCGGGTCCTAGGTCTAAGATTTGACATAAGACCGCAGTGGTTACTATGAGCTCACCATGTTCGCTGAACTTGACTTTAGGTCTCTCGACTGCCATTTCTGACCTCCTTTCTAAGTGTCCTCTCCAAAAGTACTTTCTACTTGATTTTTTCTCTCACAGGCGGAACAATATCGCGCGGAGCCGACCACCGCTGGTTTTATCGCTCGGAAGTACCTTTTTATCATTCATTCTCAAAATAAAAGACAAAAGGTCAATGGTCGAATTTTTGAAGAAGTAAGCAAAAGGGACTACGTGGTTGTGCGTAGTCCCTAATGATACTTCTTGTGCTGTAAAGCCCTGTGGAGGTGTTGTACAAGAAAGGTATTCACTATGAACGTACCCTACAGTGTGTGTTACGGCAGATTTAACGGTAAAACCTTCCGCCGTTCCACACTTGTAGACTACCATAAGTGGTACCTCTAATTGCATATTGTCTTTATTTATTTTTAGAAAATACTTGACAAAAGCTTTTCACTGCGTTCCGTTGGATATTATAAATTTGTGCTTCACTATAATTCATATCCTCAATGACCTCTTTCATGCTCATCCCGAAGTAGTATCTGTTCTCTAAGAACGTACGCTCAATGTCATTAGGTATCTTACATATCAATGTCCATAACTCATACCGTTCCTTAGATAGTATGCGGAATTCATTATTAAGGTCACGCTGTGCAGTGTTTAAGTTAAGTTGTTGTTCTGGTGTATTCGACCGTTCGTCTTGTGCTTCCACCTCCAGGCGTTGTAGATGTGACTCAATGTCTTTCATGCGCCTACGACTATTCAGTAACCGTTGTAGCTTCCTAACCCCAGGATGCTTACTCCCAGTACATGACTTAGTATTCATAGGCGTCACCTAAGATAACTTATGATGAGGAGCCAATACTTCCTCGGAATCAAACTTAAGAGTCGCACTCTTACATTGATCATGAACGGCAAGCATCATAGCATTAACCAATAAGGGGATATGCTTATCATCTTTAGAGAACTGCTTAGCAATGGCAGTTACTAATTTGGTAGCCATATAGATTGCCGTAGTAGGGTTTGTATTTTCAATAGTGATATTACATGTTTCTGCATCATTGTTAGACTCAACAATAATACGCGCTGTTTTATCTTCCATAATAGGCCTCCTATACTTCTTGCCATTCTTTTAGGATTTCGCTATATCGATACATCGTGATATTAGTTAGCTGATACGCAGCATCGTTTAAGTTATATCGATTAATCCACGCACGGTAGACATCGGTTAAGTAGTCTTGTAACTCAGCCTTTTGGCTAGGCGTAACCATATTGTCATGAAGGTAGTACACCTCTTCACCTTGGTCTACCTCTTCTTGACATCGCTTGATATCATTCTGAATAACTTCATCTACGTTGATGTGACCTGGGTATGGTACAGCACGACCTATTACAATAGTCATACCTTCACATGGTTTACATTGTTTAGCTATCCAATGTAGCTCATTTAATGCTTCGTCCCAGGTATCACACGCCATAATATATTCATGACGATCTAATGTGACGTATCCGCCAAATAGTGGTTTCATTTCATCACCTCATTAATGTACCTATCTAAATACCATCGTGCTTTCTTAAGGTCCTCTAGCTTATCGCCTTTAGAACCAGCACGTGCAACATACTTAATAACATTCCCTAGATGGAACGATAGACCTTGGTCTTCGATGAAATCGATAACTTCAATCTTGCCACGATTATAATGTGAAGGGTGGTCAATCACATTATTGATGCTGGTAGGCTTTATATCAGTGGTAACAACATCAGCATATAAGTCTTTAACAGCATCAAGTCTAATATAAGACTCAGTAGTTTCCGTTTTGGAAATAACTGGAGCACTTTCAACGACCTTTTCAGATTGTTTGTCTTTAGGTGGTACCTTCTTCTTAGGTTTATTCAATAAGTCTCTACATGTATGACAATTCACCGCAGGTCTACCTTTGCCTGTCTGCTCGAACATCTTTCCACAGTTCTTACACTTAGCCATAACTTTCTCCTTCACTTCCTCTTTATGTGGTTCATCTTTAGCAGGTGTAGGCGCTTTATCCTTATTAAGAATAGCCATTAACTCATCAGTAGCACATTGTTTACAATACTGCTCATCTTTTTTAGCTAAGAATGTACGTCCACACCGAATACATTTTCTTGCAAGTGGCATCTTACAGTCTCCTTTCTAAATCCTGTTCATAAGTTTCCACATTTCTAATGTATGGATTTTCATATTATGCTTATTAGCAAATTCATATTCACCTTTACATCCACGACTCATATTCCAACCTTCACAAAGTACTAGCACATCACAATGGCTAAGTAGACCTAAACAGATATCTAATCCTTTTTGGTAGTCATCACCAGTCAGATATACATACCCATAATTATGGATAGGTGATACGTAGTCATGTGTTACATCATTTAGTACTAACTCACTCATGATTGCATCAATCTTTTTACGGTTGCTTTCCTTACCACCAAATGGGTGAGCAACATATACAAGTTTTTTATTCATAGCGTCAACCTTTCACTGTAGTTCATCTAATGTTTCAATATGAACCCATATCCCTGTGACTGGGTTCCAATACTTTTCAGTAACTTCACTGCACACCTGGGCATCATCATTCCAATAGTTGAGCGAAGTCATGCAATCTTTAAATAACTTAATAAGGTTATCTGTATCAGGCTTAGTGGTTTTCCACTGAGCTTTCTTGCAGTTAGCCTTACCAAAGCACCACTTGGTAACCAATCTAATCGGCCCTTGTATTGGATCCGTAGGAGCATGTGGTGCAAGCTCTTCTGTGAATAACTTTCTAATAGCCTTTACATCTGCCGATTCATAGAACCTTGGTGTGCCATTCTTAACAGTCACCCGTTTTTGTTGGTGGGTACCTGTCGGCACTTTACGAAGAGGAATAAAGAATTCAATCACCATTCTTATCACCTCTCATAGCCTGGTACCGTTCATACCTAGCTCTGTCGTGAGCTTCCCATACTTCAACTGGAACACCGAATATACGGTCAGTAATTGTAAATGTCTTAATTTGATGAGCATTCACTTCAACAATAGGCAAGTTTTCAAAGTATCTATCATAAAGTGGTAACCAATTCTTTTTGGATATATACATATTTACGACTGGCTTAAAGCTTTTAAATGGTTTCACTTCATTAAGATATGGACTTTCATGTAACCAGTCATTATCGCCTGGTATAAAGCACCACCCTGTACACTTGCTACCATCGTTCATTGTTACTCGTAGTCGTACCCATAATTCATGGTGCCAGTCACTCGATATAATTGGATCCCAAGCCATATTTATTACACTTCCTCAATCTATGTCTAATACGCTTAATGTTGTTACCAATATAAGCGCCTACATCACATTGCAAGTTACGTTCTTTTAATTGTCTATCCATTCTAGCTTTGTACATTATGTAGCTAACACATGTACCATGACAGCCAACTGTACGCAGCTCACAATTCTTACATGGAGTTTTCACATTAGTTACCTCCAGGGACAAAATTAATTTCACAATTACCAATCACACCTTTTTATGGATTAGTGATAGGGGACCATATGTGTGGGGGAGTCTACGACCCCCACCATATGTCACCCACTATCCATGAGGACAAATACAAGGACATACCTATATATATATATAAGGTGTGTCCGTCCTTATTGTTAACCATTAACATGTTCTATAAGTTCACCTAATTCAACGGTATAAATTGGCATTTCTTTTAAATATCTGCGAATGGTCTTTTCGGATACTTCCATAATTTCTGCCACACGTTTTATGTCTGCTCGACCACTGAATCCATTTTCAGCAGCAGCGATGTTAAATGCATCGACTAACTGTTGTTTCTTCTTCTCTTTGGCTGATTGCTTAGCCTTATTCATTCTATTAAGCCCTTTCTCTTGAGCATCTTTGAACATAGCCATCGATAAGAAGCCACTATCATCGACTTTATGAATTGGATATTCAAACCATAGATCAACAGGCTTGAACCGAGGGAACTCACGGAGCGTACCTTCCATTCTCCATGCAGTACATTGGCTAGTATCAACTGGAGCACCTTCTAGTTTATTTTCGTCTAGGTTCTCAGCTTCAATTTCTAGTAAGTCAATCAATGCATCTGGGTCACGAGCAAATACACCTGAACCGGATGCACGGTCCATAGACCGCTTACCAGTTTGATTCCCCTTAGAATGATGGTGACAATAGATGACTGCGCATTTAAGTTCAGTACATACCTTGTCAAATTGATTACAGAAGTTAGCCATTTGGTCTGCGCTGTTTTCATCACCAGTGATTACCTTGTAGATAGGGTCAATAATGATAGCCTTGTACCCTTTCTTTTCAGCTCTACGGATTAGCTTAGGTGCTAATTGGTCCATAGGTAGTGACTTACCACGTAGGTTCCAAATGGATATGTTATCTAAGTTATTTGGTGCCTGGTGTAGTGCATTGTACACATCTTTAAATCGATGTAAGCATGACGCACGATCAAGTTCCAAATTTACGTAAAGCACTTTACCCTGTGCACAGTCAAATCCGAACCACGGTCTGCCTTCTGCTATAGAGATACATAATTGGATAAGTGCGAAAGACTTACCGGCTTTAGATGGACCAGCAATTAGCATCTTATGACCTTCACGAAGGATACCATCAATTAAGCTAGGTGCAAGCTCTGGCATGTTATCCCAAAGTGCTTCTAAATCTTCTGGTTCAGGTAGGTCATCATTGACAGTGGCTATCCATTCTTCCCATTCCTTGAAGGACTCTTTACCAACATTCGTAGCAATTAAAAATTGAGGTTTACCAGCACGCATAACACCAGGCATACGTGATAACCGGCTAGGGTTTTTATTTTGCTTGTCAACCTTAAATCCATTTTTCTGTACGATTTGATATAGGAAGTCTACTCGATTACGGTATTCAGAATAATCATTAGCATCGATATGCACGATAGCGTGGATACTTTTACCTCCGCTATATACCATAGCTGCAATAGGTAACTCTAATTGCTCTAGGATAGCTTTTTGTTTACCGAGGTCCATATTGTCAGACTCGATAAGTGCAAATTTGAAGGATGATACGTTATCATTCTTCACGCCTTTACCATCTAATGCATTAAATCGTATCCATGCGCCCGCTTCTTCATCTAGGGTACCTATTGCATCATCAACCTTTTTATTAGCCCTCAGAGCATCTAAAATTTGATTTTGCGTGCGACCATAACTACCTTTAGTTGGAGATTTAAGCTCTGTACCGTCATTATCTTGATGGATATACACGGTGTTTACGTAGCCGACATAATCGTCTGGCTCAAACAATGCTTGAAGGTACTTTGTTAAGTCTTCCACACGTTGTTCTTGAGGATAGTGCTTTGGAATATCAATGTCAGAAGATTCTACCCATGTCTTATCAATAATCTTGTATGGATCTGGATTTGGATTAGCCATAACCATGGTTCCGAAAGGGATTGCTGTTGCATCCCATTGAGTACTACGGTTTGGTGTCCATCCATTCTCTTTAGCCATCTGCGTGATAGTGGCCCCTGTAATTTGTTTACCAGTATAAGCACCAAATGAATTCCATTTAGCTTCACATTCACCAGGATGGAACCGTTCACCATCATTAGATGACCATTCTTCCCATACAAACATTGGATACCCTTCATGGTGAAGTGCAAGGCCTACGTTTAGCCATTCTTCGTAGGAGCAATCGACTGGGTCGATAAACTCCAATACTTCTCTTAAATCTAACTTTTTCTGTTCCATTTGCACTCCTTTATGATGGTTGGTACGTTGCAGGTTTAACTCCTTTCGGTATTCTCCAACCACTAGCACTAATTCGGCTTATCATGTTAGAGGCTTGGGTATTAGTCCAAGTGCCAACATTCTTAAAGCCTTTATTTTCTAAAAATCTAATTTGTTTCGGAGTAGATAACCCCTCTGCCTTACGTTTGTGTAATCTATCAATGAGCATAGATGCTTTACCGGCATCTTCGATAGTATCCGGATTAAGTCCAAAGTCCTCGATAGTTTTCTTTTGTTTGTCAGTAATGCTTGATACTTGCCATCCGAACGTTGGTACATAATGGGTTAGATCCTCAGCTTGAATAGAGAATTCAAACTGTAATGGGTCTACTAATTTAGCTTTTTTCTTGCGCATTGCTGCAAGCTCTTTAGCTAGTGCAGCTTCACGTTCAGCTAGTACATCACGTTCGGCTTCTGCTTCTGCTGCCTCTAAGTCCATACTTGAAGTTTCAAGTATTTCCGTCATCTTAATAGCCACATCATTAGACTTAGCTATTAGGTGAGCCGGTCTACATAGTGAGTGCTTTTCATAGTGCCATAGGAAGTCGAGCACTAATAAGTGGTCTTTTCCTTCGCATAACCTAGTACCACGGCCAATCATTTGCGTATATAAGGCTCTTGATTTAGTCGGTCTAAGCACGATTACGCAGTCAACACTAGGGCAGTCCCACCCTTCTGTCAGTAGCATTGAATTACAGAGTACGTTGTATTTGCCATTGGCAAAGTCCTCTGTGATTCCATTACGGTCTTTACTATTACCATTCACTTCGGCAGCATTAAACCCACGTTCAATGAGCATCTTGCAGAACTTTTGGCTCGTTTCAATGAGTGGTAAGAACACCACTATTTTTCTATCTTTGTAGTCAAGTAACGTATCTGCAATTTGTTCTAAGTAAGGATCTAAGACTCTACCAATATCACCGGCTTGGAAGTCCCCTGCCGTTATCTTTACGTTGGTAAAATCGATATGTAGTGGTAATGTCTGTACTCGTATCCTTACCAGGTAGCCACTACTGATAGCATCACGTAGGGTATATTCATAAGCTAGGCTATCGAACACCTTGCCTAAGTTCTGCATATCCGACCTATCTGGTGTAGCAGTAACACCGAGTATATCGGCTGTGTCAAAGTAATTTAATATAGCTTGATAGCTACTAGATAAAGCATGATGTGCTTCATCTATAATGATCGTGTCAAAGTAGGATTTGCTAAAAAGAGCTAGCCGGCTGTCACGGCATAGGGTTTGTACAGAACCAACTATGATGCGGTCCCATTTCCCTATGCATGACTGCTCAGCTTTCTCCATTGCTGTAGTCAATCCAGAGGCTTGCATGATTTTATCTGACGCTTGTTGAAGGAGCTCTTCACGGTGTGCCAGGATTAATACTCGCTTACCTCTTCGGACTGCCTCCTCAGCAATTTTGGCAAAACATATAGTCTTGCGTTAACCGCACCCCGTTGGCAAGACCAACAGGGTACGTCTATTCCCTTTCTCCCACTCTGACCATACGGCATTGACTGCCTCTGTCTGATAGGGTCTTAATTCCATTAAAAACCTCCGAAGCTATCGTTTTTAGGTTGAATGAACTTTTTGATTTCATTGGCAGTGCCTTCTGTACCGTCATTCTTTTCATAGCGTCTATGACTTAGTTCAAATTGACCTGTTTTGCCAATCAATAAGTCAGGATTTGCCATAAACTTTTCTCCTGGTTTAGCCAACCCAGTGGCGATAAACACGTTAGCCACTTTCCACATCATGGAGGGAATCCAGTACAATCTTTCAGTGACTTTATTCTTGCCTTGTTCACCACCATCAGCTTCTAATGTAATAACTGCTTTAGGTGTGTTAGCCGGAATTTTAGCAGTAGCTACATCTGTGTAACCTTTTTCTACATTGGTAATAACGAATGGATATACACCAGCTGGAAGTAGAGTAAATTCCTTTACCTCAGCTACTACTTCGGAATTAAAACCTAATGCTTCTGTGCCTAATTGTTCAAATGCGCTGCTCATAATCTGTTACCTCGTTTCTTATTTATTAATGAATTCAACAATTTTGTCCCACATAGGGATAATCCAACCTGTTACAAACGCTGGATCATAGTTTTCAAATGGAGTACCTTGTGGATATTTACCACGAGCTACAACTACGGACTGTACTTGGTCTAATGTCACACCATCTTTAGCCATTAAGTCTTTTAATGGTTTAGGGATAGATGTTTCAACTAATGGTGTTTCATCTGCTACAGGTTCAGGCTTTGGTTCTGGCTCTACTTTTGGTTCAGCCTTAGTGATTACTTCGCCAGTTTGTTGTTTGGCCGCTTCTACTACTTCAGGTGCGTAGTCTTGAGTGCTAGCATTAGCTAATTCATCAGCCGCAGCAGTTGGTAGCACATCATCAGGAATTACGTGAGCGATTTGGCTATATTCAAATGGCATCACATCAGGCAATCCATGACGGTTCTTAGCGTCCCACGCCGGAGAGTGTGTGGCGTACATCAATCGCTTACCATTGACTGCCTTTTTCTTATTAGTAGTCGATGTAATGATTTCGTTCTTATAATTTGCGAAGAGCACCATATCAGCCCATTCTTTAATAAGAGGAGAGGTTTGGCTTCCTGTTTTCTTGCCTAGCTTTAATTCAAAGCGATCATATGCACCTAATTCGTCTGGTTGTTCAAACTTGCGGATTTGTGTGTGTGCAGTAAGTACTACATTCATACCTGCATCGATTACTTCATCAAGAAGGTTAAGGAAGCGACCCATTTCCTCACGTACGAATACATAGCCAGTACCGTAAGGGAACTCTTCAATACCTTTCTTTTGATGTTGAGCACAGATATGTTCTACACATAACTGTTCCGCCCAATCGACAGTATCAATGACTAATGTTTGATAGCCACCTGGCATCATGGCAAATTCCTTTACGAAGGAGATAAGCATTGCCCATGATGTTGGCTTTTCAGTACGAGCCACGTCTAGGTGGTCTGTACTTCCTTCCGTGTCAATAAAGACAGGTGATGGGAAGTGACTGGCAAATGTTGTTTTACCAATACCTTCTGTACCATATACAAGAACTTTTTGAGCTCGTTTACGTTTACCTGTTACAATCTTCATTAAAATTCACCCCAATCATCTGTTACTTTAGGTTCTTCTGTTACATCTTCTTTAGGTTCTGCTTTAGCTTTAGGTTTAGATTTAGCCTTAGTAGTCTTACCTGTAGTGCTGAACTCTTCGCCTTTAATGTGGCCATCTTCAATGATGATGGAACATTCATCCAGGTTGTTTGTTACACGAGTCGCAATAACTTGTAAGCCCTCTTGCTCTAGCCAACCCCCGAATTCTTTCATCGTATCGATGTCCATTTGCTCCATTTTGTCCATTAAGACAAATCCACATTTAGGGTTAAGTGCTCTAACGATGGCTGTGGCCACTTTCAGTTGCTCAGCACCGCTCATGCAGTCCCATTGTTTTCCGTTGTAGATAAGCACCCCTTCCTGGATAGATAGACCAGGTAGTGGCATATCTACAGACTCAAGTAATTTATTTTTACGATCACGGATGTCTTGAATGTCGTCCGTTAACTCATCGTATTCTTGTTTAAAGTCTGCAGCTTCTTGTAATGCACGTTGCCGTTCTTGGTTAGCTCGTACTTTAGAGTTGATTTCATCTACATTCTTAATTTGTTCCTCAAGTTCTGCTGTGGATTCATCCTCTAAATCTTTAGCTGCAGTCGTTGCAATATCATAATCTTCTGCTAACTGTGTTTGTTTGGCTTGTAGTTCTTCAAGCTTTTTCTGAGCTTCATCAACCAAATTATTTACAGTGACCATCTGAGCCTTGATAGCAGATAGGTTATTACGCTTCTTTTGATTCTCAGCGTTGCGAAGCAGGATATCTTGTTGCTGTTTAATGAGTTCCGATGCACTAATAGGTTCTTGTGGAACTTCATCATATGCAGGTAACTCTTTAGCGTATTTGTCTTTCTGAGTGGCAATTTGCCCTATAGAATGACGTTTAGCGTATACCTCTTGATATTCACCTTCGAGCTTCTTCAACTCGTCTTCTACGCCCAATAATTGAAGTAGTTCGTTAGCCTTTTCTTTGTCGCTCATTTCCATGAACTTAGGGAGGTCTAAGGCTAATTGACCAATGAATGTATCTAAAATCTTTTGGCCAGATTTCTTACCTTCTGGATCTAGTACTTTAAGAGTGCTATTAGCTCCAGTCCGAGTTACCACTAAGCCATTGGATAGCTTGACTTCAAGTTTAGGTGGATTATAACTACCTTCACGTGCAGCGCTGGAAGGTTCAAATTTAGCACCGCCAAGCGCCCATGCGATAGCGTCTAAGATAGATGTTTTACCCTGTCCATTCTTACCACCTATAACAGTTAGGCCGTTTTCTGTAGGTTCATATGAAACGGCTTTGACGCGTTTTACGTTCTCTAACTCAAATGAGTTAATTTTAATCTTGTCCATTATGTTTACCTTTCTTGTAGTATCAGTAATCTTGTACTTGGAATATTGTTTCGATTGGAACTTTAAGCCCATCTGCTATTTGTACGGCTGTCTTAAACCTTGCCACCCTCTCATTCCTCAAATAGGTGTACAGTGTGACGTAGTGGATACCACATATTTCAGCAGCGCTTCGTACATTTAGCTTCCTTTTTGTTAGTAAGGCTTTAAATTCATCATGCTTTAACTTATACCCGAATCTATTTCCCCATGAGTTTTGCTTTATAGTCGTACGCTTAAATATAGAGTTAAAGGACATTCGTAGGCTTTTAGCTATGTGTTCAGCAGTTGATACACGGCAACAATCACCACGATTTAGCTTGACAATGTTAGGACTAATACCGATTTCATGACACCAGGCAACGAAGCCGTACGTCGTACGTTCATAGACTAGCTTCTTTATATCGAACCCTTTTCTTAGTACAGCCATGTGTATTACTGGCTGCGGCCCACTATAATCTTTCATAACTAATCACCTCACCAAATATGACAGGGACTTTAACATTAAATACCTTAGCTATGGAACGCGCTGTATTGTAGTCTACTCGGTTTCCAAGCAGCAATCTTCGCATCGTAGATTTCGATAGTTTCGCAGCATCTTGTATGGACTTCTGCGTTTTAAACTCATCTCCCTTAGCGTTCCATAATTCATAGAACACATCCTGGCGTAGCCTAAAATTTCTTTCAGTGCGTGCCATGTAATTGTTCCTTTAAATACTTAATGCGTTCATGTTGGTTAGCTGATATGATCATTAATCCGCCTAACATGATTTGCATTAAATAGCCACCGAATGACACTCGGTCAAGTTCTAGTGAGCCCATAGCTCCCATGATTAAGATGAAGCCAACTATTTTTATTACTGTAAGCATTTTCTGTACACCTCGTTTAATTAATGAATATGAGCCTCTTTGAACTCCTTATCAATGCGACTAGCAGTCCACCCTAGCGTATTAGCTAGATAGAACCGGAAGCCTTCTTTATCAATGGAGAATGTTCTACCTTTCTTGCCCTGGGATTGCCAACATTGAGCGAAAGGGAACTTGTCCCTGGCGATACATTCACGTACAGCCGTTAATGTCCATCCAAGCACGGTAGCCATTTGGCTAACTGCGATGGTTTTCTTTATCATGACTACCTCCTATTTAGTAACTAAAGCTTTTAATTCAGCTACTTCTTTACGAAGTTGTTCGAGCTCACCATTCTTAGCTTGTGGTTCGTATTCAGAACCTTTACCAGTACGGAACGCAGCATTAATATTGAATTGAGTTTCACCACCAAGGGAGATACCAAAGCCTAATCGTACTTTTTCGTTAGGGCTATAGAATGCACCTAGTGCCACTGCATTAGCGTTACGGTAGTGGCCATAGCTAATAGCAAAATTACCTTTGTCATTTTTGTTATATTCAAGTGGATGTAGACCGGCTAATGCTGCGGAGCTTGCGCCTAACTTGTTCATTCTTTGGTTAACATTGTTGAAGCGATTTCCTAAATTATCGATACGTTGATTAGTGTCAGATACACGATCATTTACTTGGTTAATCGCGTTAGTATTAGCATCTGTTTTAGCTACTAAATTATTTACTGTATTAGCTGTTGCATTTGCTTTGCCTTTAAGGTCTGCGATGTCTTTTGTATTTACTTTTACTTGGCCTTGGGTAGTAGTAAGTGCACCTGCTAGATTGTTAATAGCAGTAGTGTTAGTGTTAACAGTGCCTTCAATGTTATTAATGCGGTTAGTGTTAGCGCCAATATTATTAGCATTTCGATTAATTTGTTGAGTATGTCCATTTACTGTGCCTCCGATAGTATTGATTTCATCGTACGCAGCGTATAGTTGGCTACCGTTTACTGCGTCTAAGGAGTCAGCCTCTACACGACCAGCGCTAACGTTTTGGAGCTGACGGTTATAATATGTAACACCACCTGTACCTGCTCTAGCACGAGCGCCGAAGCTAACCACACTTGCTGGTTGTTCGCCGGCGAAGATATGGCGTGTGCCATTAAGGTCTACACCGTCAACCCCTACCGCATCATCGGTAACGCTATTTGTACCGATTGCTATGGAGTTTGCTTTGTCAGATAATGTGTTGTTACCAAACGCTACCGCATCAGTTGCAACGCTTTTTGCGTGTGTACCGAATACGAGGGCGCCTTGGCCACTAGATTCAGAATTAGAACCAAATACCAGTTGTTCCTTTTGGGAACCGATTTTATTGTTGTACCCTACTACGGCGGACTGGCCACCTGCTACGGTGCCATTGTTAGCACCAACTGCAACGGAGTTTTCTCCCGTCACGTTATTAGAACGGCCAAAGGCCACACTGGATTCCCCGGATACGAAAGCGCCATTACCGATAGCTACGCTATCATACGATGCAGTTCGAGCCTGGTTACCAATGGCGATGGTGTACTCCACTAAGCTTTCAGCGTGAGAGCCGAATGCGAAGGAGTTACGGCCAGATGCTTTTGCATCATTACCACCTGCGAAGCCATTTTCACCAGTTACAGTATTGTTAGTACCGAACGCTAGTGCGTTATTAGCATTGATAGTATTTTGATATCCAGATACCATCGAGCTATGGGAAGTAGCTGTGATGTTATTGTCAGTGCCTGCCAAAGTATTGTTATTAGCAGCCATTACATTTACTGCTAAGGATGCGATTGTTGCTGTCATTAAAATTGTTTTATTCATGGATAAATACCTTTCCTTGTTATATAATTAAGTTGATCATTATTATTTGATTGACCCTGTCGGTATGTCCGGTACCGATGGGGTTATTTTGTACGTCTAGCATAGATTGGTTGACCGCCTTTTCTAACAGGCAACGCTCGTTCTTTGCTAGTCATTTGTTGGTAAGTAGATACCAAAGTGACTCTTGCGTTGATTAGATCACTTACACATTGGACTTCTTCCAAGTAGCCATTATCTAAGGTTGTAATAATAAACCTATCTAATGCTGCGACTACTGGAGCTATGTCCGGTACTTGTTGTTTCATAATACTGGCCTCCTGTTTCTTATGCTAATACTAAATTTCGTATTTATGGAGTAAAAAAAAGTTCATCAATCGGCATATCTGTTTGTAAAGCTTCCTGCACGTCTTTACATTCGTTTAATGTCAAAGGGTACTTTCCATTTAACTTATCTAAAATTGTTGCGTATCTCGCGCCTAATTTTTCAGCGAGCATCTTTTTAGACCAGCCTTTTCTTGCCAACTCTGCATTTAAGTTAGGGTACATATTCTCACCTCGTTTCTGATGTAATATAAAAAATTGTATTGGTAATTCGATATTTCGTATTACCTTATGTCTGTAGTATAATACGAGATTTCGTATCTGTCTAATAAACTTTCGTTTAAATACGTTTAGCTGTAATTTAAATATGTTATTTCGTATTTATATATTGAAATTTCGTATTTTTGTATGCTATTATATATATAAGTTATAAATAGGAGTAACACATTATGACTAGAGAAGAATATTTAAAGCAACTTATACTTGAAGATTCCGGCACAGTAAAGGACTTTGCTCAAAAAATTGACATGCCTTACACCACATTACACTCCATATTGAAAAACGTAGGTGGTGCTGCAATCGATAAAATTATTAAAATTTGTAATGGGCTTGGTATTACTGCAGACGATTTGGCGAATATAGGGGAGCCATATACCGAAGGCTACTACACAGACCGTGAAGCCGCTGAGTTCGCCGAGTACCTACGCACACGTCCTGGGGCTCGCATGCTCTTCTCTGCTGCTAAAGATATCACTAAAGAGGAGATGGAAGAAACAGTCAAATACATAGAGTTCTTAAAATCTAAACACAAGTAATACACACAAGGGAGAGTGGTAGTATTGGTTATTAACCTTATCTATTGTGACTTACCAAATGCTAAAGCAGTTTCTGAGGAATCAGAAGATGTAGACACTCATAATATCTACATTAATAAAAACCTCCCCCATGATCGCATGAGGGAGGAAATAAAGCATGAGTTAAGTCATATTATTCGTGATGACTTTTATGTAGAGCATCACGTCAATTTAGTCGAACGTATGGTTAGAATGTCTCAAGTTGAAGACGGAGACCTTAACGGAATCGACTTCTATCATCATATTATTTAACACAGGGAGATAAAAAATGAAATTGCGTAAATTATTGCCTTTAATGGTTATGTTCAGCTTATCTGTAAGTACTTCTTTTGCTACACAGTTTATTGATGTAACATCAGATACATACAACAAAATATGGAGTATTGGCCAATCATATAAGACGGACCGCAAATTAGAAAATCCTGTCAATTACGGTATTGAACTCCGGAGTGGCGCAGGCGGTGCGGCCGTATTAGTTACACCTGGCACAATCGCAAAGTACATTGCTTACTCTAAAGACGAGCGCCTAATATTTCCTGGAGAAGCATTTAAGAGTGCAGTAGTAAATAGCAATGACTATGTATATATTGCCACTTATGCAATGCATCTTAAGAACCCATTAGCCGGTACTGTAGCTCAACAAGTTCCATCACAGCGATTACTTATTGAAAAAGACGGTAAGTATATTATGCCTGAACAGATGAACCCTGTTATATATGACGCGATGCCACATAGCTATGCGGTCGTGTATTACGCTTTCCCTAAAAATGTAGTGCTTAACGCACCATATACAATTAAGTTCATCAACGGTAATGGTGATAAAATTGAAATCCCTATTACTACAGAAAAGATAGCGGATATCATCGATAAAGAAAATAACTTAGTATTTAAATCTAATTAAATAAAAAAAATAAAGCGACACCGAATGAACGATGCCGCCGCTTAAAACCAAATAGCACGGGGTGGTGTATTTAGTTTTGCCTATACACATATTATACTACCTCCACGCTATCTATGACAAGGAGGACATTTATTTATGGCCATGAAACGAGCTAACGGTTCTGGATCCGTTTATAAAATGAAACATAAGCCACTACGCAAGCCGTACCGTGCAGTCGTTACTATTGGCTACGATGAGGACGGCAAGTGTAAGCGCAAGACGATTGGTTATTATGCTAAATCAAAAGAAGCATGGGACGCCTTATCAGAGTATGGTATCTACCCAGAGAAGTTTGAAACGAAGAAGGTACTGTTTAGTGAATGCTGGCGTTGGATGATAGCTGACAAAGAACGGAAAGGAATAGACGTCAAAAAAGGCGGATATTCGACCGCACAAGCGAAGTTAACATCGATTTGGAATAAACCTATACAAGAAATTAAACTCGTGCACCTACAGGCTATAATCGATGAAAATAGCCATTTAAGTCGTTCATCTATAGCTATCATATTAAAAGGCTTAAATGGCGCCTTTGAGTCCGCTATTAAGAACGATATCATCGTTAAGAATTACGCAGCACTCCTTGAATTAAAACCGGCTGAGAAGTCAGACATACATAAACCGTTTACAGAGGCTGAAATTCAAACCATATGGGAACATACACACCTGGATATAGCCAAGCTCTTATTAATGTATATCTACTCCGGTATGCGACCTATAGAGCTATTATCCATTAAGCTTGAAAACGTGCACCTGGATAAACGATATATCATTGGTGGTGTAAAAACAAAAGCCGGCAAGGATAGATTAATACCTATTGCCGACTGTGTTATGCCTTTTTATCGCGAAATTTACGCCAAGGCGAGCGTTTCTAAATCTGATACACTTATACCACAAGGGTACACGTCAAAGCACCTAGGAAAGCCAATAAAACGATTTTGTAAAGAGGTCGGTATATCTGACCACTTACCACACGATACTAGACATACGTTCGTAACCTTGGCTAGTAATTATGGAATGGATCGTTACGTTCTAAAAGCTATCGTTGGCCACACGCAAAGTAAAGACATTACTGCAGATGTGTATACGCATAAAACGATTGAACAGTACATCGAAGAAGTAAATAAAATACCATCATCATTTAGTTAA